CTATTTCAGAGGGACAATCTCTTCGTGATCATGATCTTAAGCTTAACACTGGTGGCGTTCTCGGAGCATTCAAGTCTGCTGTCAGACCTTTTATCACCTATGTTTTCTTTCTCACGTTCATAGGAATCAAAGGATATGCATTCTGGTATGCTTTGAATACTGGAATGGACGTGACCATCGCTTTGCAGTTCATCTGGGATGAGAACACTCAAGCAATTTTTGGTGCCATCATGGGCTTCTGGTTTGGTGCTAGAACAATCGAAAAGTTCTCTAAGAAGGCTTGACGATGGAACCAGAATCTAAACTGGCTGTCTTAGAGCAGCAGGTATCAAACTTTTCCAGATACTTTGAGAAGATGGATGCCACTCTAGAAAAACTCACTGAATTATCTGCTTCAATCGAGAAGATTGTTGCTGTCCATGACCAACGATTAAATGTGCAGGAGGATGCCAAGGAAACCCTCACAGAAGGCCAAAAGCTTATTCATGAGAGGATTGATAGGCTAAAGGCAGATATGAATTTAAAACTAGATTCTTTTGATAAAAAGTTTGATAGCATCGAGAGATGGAGATGGATCTTTTTGGGTGCTATAACTGCCATAATGTTCTTAGTCACAAACATGGAAGCAATTACTAGATTCCTGATGAGTTGACACACTCAGAAACCTCTGTATAATCCCTTGTGGAGGTTTTATGAAAAACAATTTCTTAATAGAAGCTAAGTACATTAGTCTTCTGTCTAACACCCTATCTCTCTTCAAAAACAAAGGTAATAATACCTATAACTTTAGATGTCCTATATGTGGTGATTCCAAAAAGGATAAGCTAAAGACTAGAGGTTATATTATCCATAAAGAAGGTACTCACTTCTTTAAGTGTCATAACTGTTCTTCCAGTATGCATTTTGATAACTTTCTAAAAGAAGTTAATCCACTTCTTTACGGAGAGTTTAAATTAGAAAGTATTGCTGGTAATGAACCTGAAGAGAAACAAAAGTTTAAAACTGATATAACTAAGTTTGCTAAGAGAAGAAACGATAAGTTTGCTCCTCTAATGGAACTTAAGAAGGTATCACAATTACGTTATGATCATAAGGCTAAAGTCTATGTGGATAAACGTAAAATAGAGAATAAGTTTCACCACAAACTTTATTATGCACCTAAGTTTAAGGAGTGGATCAACAAGCATGTCCCTGATAAATTTGCTGATACAACCTATGATGAAGGTAGGCTCGTCATACCTTTTTTCGATGAAAACGGCTATGTCTTTGCAGTACAAGGAAGATCTCTTAATCCGGACTCAAAGATACGGTATATTACGGTAAAATTCAAAGATTATGATAAAATCTTTGGTTTAGAGAGGCTGAATGACAAGAGGACTTTTTACATCTGTGAGGGACCAATTGACTCACTCTTTATTCCTAACTGTATAGCTATGGCTGGCTCAGACACATCCTCTAAATATTCCACCAACTCAAATGCTGTCTTTATCTACGACAATGAACCTCGGAATTCTGAGATCGTTTCGAAGATGGAGAAGTGTATTTCTGAGGACAAAAAAATAGTCATTTGGCCGGATTATATCGAGGAAAAAGATATGAACGATATGATCCTTGCCGGAATTGACAGCAATGACCTGAAGTTTATAATCAAAAGTCAAACCTTTTCGGGTTTGAAAGCTAAATTGGAGTTTACAAAGTGGAAGAAAATCTGAAGCAGCATGTGGGTATGGTAGTAGAAGAAGGTGGTCAAATTTTGATTGCATTTAGACCAGAGACAATCAAATTTATTTCCGATACTCTCAACATTACTGATGGTGATGTTGTTTTGATTGAGGATGGTGAGACAATGGAAACAAATGACCCCACAATCTATATCAACAAACTAAAGTAAAAAATAGGAGACTCTTAGATGAGTAATTACCTGCCCACCTTTTATCAGCAGTATATTCACCTGTCCCGTTATTCCAGATGGCTCCATGACGAAAATCGTAGGGAAACTTGGGAAGAAACTGTAGCTCGATATTTTAACTTCTTTACGGAACACCTTAAAGAAAACAACGGCTATACCTTAGAAGATAGTCTTCGTAATGAGTTAGAAGAAGCAGTCCTCAGTCTGGATGTAATGCCTTCTATGAGAGCTATGATGACTGCTGGGGAAGCTTTAAAGAAAGACAACATTGCAGGTTATAACTGTGCTTTCTTGTCTATCGACAAAGCTGTTTCTTTTGATGAAGCTATGTACATTCTGATGAATGGCACGGGTGTAGGTTTCTCTGTAGAAGAAGAGTTTACTAATAAGCTTGGTGTTATTGCAGATGAGTTTAATGAGACAGACACGACTATTGTTGTTGCTGATTCTAAGTTAGGGTGGGCAAAGGCTCTTAAAGAGCTTGTTGGTATGCTTTATGTTGGTCAAATCCCACAATGGGACATGTCTAAAGTAAGACCAGCAGGAACTCCTCTTAAAACTTTTGGTGGCCGTGCTTCTGGTCCAGAACCTTTGGAAGACTTGTTTAATTTCTGTGTTCATATCTTCAGAAATGCTGCTGGCAGAAAACTTACAACATTAGAATGTCATGACATTATGTGTAAGATTGCTGAGATTGTCGTTGTAGGTGGTGTAAGAAGATCTGCACTGATTTCCCTGTCAGATCTTTTTGACGACCGTATGAGGGCTGCTAAGTCCGGTGAGTGGTACAAGAACGATCTTCAAAGAGCGTTGGCTAATAACTCTGCAGCTTATAAAGAAAAGCCAGACATCGGCATCTTTATGGACGAATGGAAGTCTCTTTACGATTCTAAGTCTGGTGAACGTGGTATCTTTAGTAGACAGGCTGCTAAAAAGGTTGTCGAAAAGAATGGCCGTAGAGATTCGAATTATGAATTTGGAACAAATCCATGTTCGGAGATCATTTTGAGATCAAGAGAATTTTGTAATTTGTCGGAGGTTGTTGTAAGACCAGATGACAACGAAGAGTCTCTTGCTAGAAAAGTTCGTTTGGCAACCATTCTTGGAACTTTTCAGTCTACTTTGACAAACTTTAAATACATTTCGAAAGAGTGGAAGAAAAACTGTGAAGAGGAAAGACTTCTCGGTGTTTCTCTGACAGGGATTATGGATAATCCTTTGATGACTCAGAAGAATGATAATTTAGGAGATTTGCTTGAAGGTCTTAAAGAAGTTGCTGTCTCGGTCAATGAAAGGTATGCAGGTGACATTGGAATCAATCAGTCTGCTGCTATTACTTGTGTTAAACCTTCTGGTACTGTGTCTCAGTTGGTTGATTCTGCATCTGGTATTCATGCCCGTCACAATCCTTTCTACATTCGTACAGTCCGTGGGGACAAAAAAGACCCGCTGACTAAGATGATGATTGATGCAGGTTTCCCTGCAGAAGATGACGTGACGAAGCCAGACTCTACGACAGTATTCTCATTCCCGATCAAATGTAGCCCTGATTCTGTTTTCAGAACAGACATGACTGCAATTGAACAGTTAGAACTCTGGAAGACTTACCAAATTCATTGGTGTGAACATAAACCATCTGTTACTATTTCTGTTAAAGAGCATGAATGGATGGAAGTAGGTGCTTGGGTATATGAAAACTTTGACTATATGTCGGGCGTTTCTTTCCTTCCGTTCTCAGACTTTGTGTATAAGCAAGCTCCTTATCAAGATTGTTCTGAAGAAGAATATGAGGATCTTCTTAACAAGATGCCGCTTGGGGTTGACTGGAAGAAACTTTCTGATTATGAAAAGGATGATCATACAGTAGCTTCTCAAGAATTGGCGTGTGCTGCTGGTGGTTGTGAAATTGTATAAGGGAAGAAAATGGATCTGAGTCTTAATTCGAATATTTCTAAAGATTTTAGAAAGCTTCTTGGAAAGGTATACAGATGGAGAAAAAACAAAAATCCATCTGTATCCATTGAAACGACAGAAAAAAGTAAACCCTTCAAAAAGGTGAAGACAAATGAAGTTTGGGGAAAGCCATCTTCATATGTAATGAAAAAGAATGACAGTTGATAGATGTTTAATTATTCGTCGTGATAGAAACAAGCTCAGTGAAGAGTACGCTAATATCTGTGCTGATTCTGTAGAACGATGTAATATGAAGTCGGAATATATCAAAGCCGTTGAAAATCTTAGTGTTGAGGATGCTGCTGCATCTGTAGGCATGAAGGTGGATTGGGAAATGGCTGAGATACTTGAAAACACCATTACTGACCATAAAGAGTGTCAGGAGATGGGAAATGTTTGCTGCACGGCTAGTCATATCAAAGCATTCAGACGTGTTGTTGAGA